GGACGCGACGATCCAGATCGGGCATCTCGGCCAGACGACCGGCGAGTCGCTGGCGACGATGAATCGCCCGCTCGTGGTGCCGGCCGACGACGGCGGCACTGGCCGCTCGGTGACGTTCGATTACTTGGGCAAGACCATCATCCTCGACGCTGCGACGGGCACCATCACCATCACCACCGGCGGCACGACGCTGATCAACGGCAAGGCCGCCACCGTGGCGAGCTCGACGCTGACGCTCGCGACCAACGACGCGATCCGGGGCCAGGCCACGATCACCGTGGCTCGATGACCGTGACGGAGGCCCGTCATGGCTACGCGAGTCTCGGGCGTCACGGTCACATGGGGCGGCACGGCGGTTGAGCAGGTCAGCGAGGCCACGCTGGCTCTTGTCCGCGAGCCGCCCGCGGCCCGCACGGCACGATGGACGCTCGACCTGGGCGAGGTCACGCTGCCGGCGTTCACACGCACCGCGCTACCCGAGAGCCAGTACGGCGTGCGGGCGCGGCTGACGATCACTGCGCAGAACGACCAAGGCACGGCGACGACGAGCACGTTCACAGTGTTCGACGCCGACTGCATCTACCTCGGTGCCGAGGTCATCGGCCAGGTCAACGAGGCGTGGCGATTTGACCACCGATTCAAAGTAATGGATACGGTCGGTTTGACCACTCCATATCCATCGTGAGGTGATTAGATGGCGACACTGACGGCAGAGCAGATCCTGGCGGCGAACGATGCGGGCCTCATGGGTCCGATCTCGGTGCCCGAGTGGGGCGGCGATGTGTTCATCCGCGTGATGAATGTGGGCGAGCGCGACAGCTACGAGCGGTTGTGGATCGGCAAGAAAGAAACGGGAATCGAAAATTTCCGCAGCGAGTACCTCGCCCGGTGTCTGTGCGATGACAAGGGCCAGTTGATCTTCACTCGAGGCCAGGTCGCCGCGCTCGCGGGTCGCAGCGGTGCGGTCGTCGGTCGTCTGTTCGACGCGGCGCTCAAGCACAACAACATGACGGAGGCCGATGTCGAGCAACTCGCAAAAAACTGAATGCCTCGCCATCGCGGCAATTTCTGTTCGCGCTGGCGGGGCATCTGCGGATGACGGTTCGCGAGTTGTGCGAGCGGATGGATTCGCGGGAGTTGTCGGAGTGGATGGCATACACGCGGTACTTTGTTCCGCTGTCGGATCCGTGGATGCAGACTGGATTGCTGGCGTCGATCGCGACGGCACCGTACACCGAGCGAGGAAAGAAACCGCCGCGGGCTGAGGACTTCATCCCGAAAGCAAGGGCACCGCAGCACGAGTCGCAGGACCGCGAGGCGATCATGCGGCTACGGCGTGAGATGGGGATCATCGACTGATGGCAAACATCCTCGGACTCGCGCTCAAGATCAGCGCGGACGCGACGCAACTGAAGCTCACGCCGGTCGAGCGTGCGCTACAAGCGATCGACAAAGAGGCGAAGCGAGTTACGTCTGCGTTCGACAAGTTCGCCGACTCAAGCGCGGCTGCTGCTCAAGCGCAAGAGCGTGCCGGTGATTCATTTGCAGCCTTGTCCCTTCAACTCCAGAAGAATCAGATCAGCGCATCTGAGTTCGCTCAAGAGTTCAGCGCTCTTGGAGTTGCCGTCAACGCGGAGGCAGAGGCGTTCGCTCGTGCTGCGGAGATCACCGAATCCGTTGTCGCACCAGCAGAAAGGTTTCGCGAAAAGATCGCGGAGCTTGACTCGCAGTTGGAGGCGGGTCGGATATCGGCGGAAACGTACGCCCGGGCAGTTCAGCAAGTGGAGGCTGACTTTAGTGGACTCGACCAGACGCTGAGCGTTGTAGAGCAGCGTGCCGGGAAACTGTCGAGCATATTCGGCAAGGTCGGCGATACGTTCAACGCCGTGTCTGGTGCAGCAGCTGGCATCGGTAACGCGGTGCGGTCCATTTCCGAGGCCGGATCTGCGGCAATTCAGTTCGGCTTCGATATTGCCAAGGCGACGGCGGCGTTCAAGGTCTTCCAGATGATTACGTCGAACTACAGTGTGCCGCAGGGACTGCTGGGCATTGTTTTGAACCTCAGCAGGTTCCTGACCGTGCTCAAGGTTGCCGAGGTTGCAGCTGCACAACTGGGCATTGACATCAGCGGCATCGCAGACGCGACCACAAAGGCGAGTCTCGTCTTTGCAGGATTCAAGGTCGGGCAGCTTGCGGGGCTCGACAAAGCGCTGGCACCGGCAATCGCAACACTCGGAACGGCACTTCCTGCCGCGCTTTCTCGCGTCGGCGTGCCTCTGGCGGCGACGAACGCAGCGGGGGCTGCCATCACGGCAACTTTCACTCGCCTGATTGGCTTTTCGATTCCGGGCTTTGGGCAGCTTGCCGCCGCTGTGTACACGGGCGTTACGGCGTTTGCGGCAGCAAGGGACAGATCATTCGAGCTTGCGGAACAACTCCGCGCCGGTGTGGTTACTGCCGAAGAACTCAATGTCCAGTTTGGAGAGCGCACGACCCAGAACGTGCAGCGGCTGGCTTCAGCTATCGACACGGTGCAGGCATCGCAGCAGGCACTAGCAGCATCCTCTCGGTCCCTCAGTGACGCGTTCGTGACGCCGTTCATTGGAGCCTTCGCCGAGCTTCAGTCAGGCTTCGCCTCATTGACACAGGGAACATCGACGGCCGTATCGGGCCTGTCGTCGCTTATCACGCCGTTTGCGGACGCTATCGGACCGATCTTCACCGCCGTCGGTTCTGTCGTGCGTTTGCTTGCTGAACTGGGATCGAGGGTGGGCACGGTGGTCGGAGCGATCGGTGAGTTTGCGGGCGCACTTGCTGGCATACCTCTTTCAATCGTCGGAAACGCTTTGGGTGCGGTCTCGGACGCTGTGTCTGTGCTGGTAGATGGCGTTGTGTCGCTGGTCGATGTAGCACTGACACCATTCACGACAGCCCTCGGAACTGTGTCAGACATTGCAGCACAAGCATCGAAGTCATTTTCGGCATTCGTTTTGCCGGTTGGCTCGGTGCAGGCAGCAGTGACGGCGGTTTCCTCAGCGATCACCGACAGGCTTCAGCCTGCGTTTCAGTTCATCAATAGCACGGCCACACGAATAGCGACAATCATCCAGACCGCATTCCAGCAGGTGCAGGAATACTTCGTTGTCTTTTCAGAAGTGTTTAGCGTACTTATTCGCGACAACGTGGCAGCCTTCCTAGAGTTCACAGGTCTCGGGCAAGTCTTTACGTCGTTCGCCAACGGGCTCTCCGAAGCCTTCACCGCAGTCGAGGAGACAATCGCCGGAGTCGGTGTCATTGTCGGAGAGTTCACTGACAGCGTTCTGAAGTTTGCCGAAGACTGGCTTGGAATTGTGCCAACTATTGAGGAACCAGTAGTCGCCACGATCGAGGTAAACACAGGAGACGCACTGGCCGAACTGATCGCCGAGAGCCAGACGCTCGGACCACTAATCGACGGCATCACGAAGAGCGTCAGCGACGCGATCAATCAGTCGGCCCAGTTCGGCGAAGCCGGGTTCGACGCCGCCCTGCGGTATCAGCAAGGCATCGACGACCTCAAGAACAAGCTCGCCGCCGGATTGTTCAACGAAGAGACGTTCCGTATCGAGGCCGAGAAAGCCCGCGTGGCGTTCGATGCTGAACTACAGCGGATCGAGCAGGACGCAAAGCTTGAGATCCAGATCGAAGAGAATGCGGCCCGGACGCTGCAGGGACTGCGGCAGCAAATCAACGATGTGGTCGCGGACTCGGCCCGCCTCGGCCAAGCGGGCTTTGACGCAGCGCTGCAGTACCAGACCGCTCTCGAGGAGTTGCAGCGGCAGTTCGAGCAGGGCGTGATCAATGAAACGACGCTTGCCGCAGAGGCGAACAAGGCCCGCGCGATATACGACGACCAGGTGAAGTCCGTCGAAGAGCGCAACAAGGCCCAGCAGCAGCAGATCGAGAACGACCGCAAGGTGATAGAGTCGCTCTTTCAGGTCAGCGACGCTTCGCAGAAAATCACTGACGGCATCGTGGCAATCGACCGCGAAGTCGCTCGGGTGCAGGAAGAGTTTGCCCGCGCGGTAATCGAGATGGACGGGGCCGCCGCCATCAACGCGCAGCGTCGCATCGACGAGCTCACGCAGAAGCAAGGCGAACTCGAAACGCAACTCCAAGCCGCCGCCCAGGGATTCGAGGGCGGATTCGAAAAGGCGTTCGAGGCGACGGGTGCGAACTTCTCTCGGCTCGCGCAGCAAGCCCAACAGTTCGGCGACGCCGGGTTCGACGCGGCGGTGCGACTGCAGGACGGAATCGCCCTGGCTCAAGAGCAGGCTAAGGACGGCATCCTCAACCGCCAGGCATACGAGGCCGAGGTCGCCCGACAGCAGCAGCTGTTCGAGCAAGAGATCGCGAACGTCAAGGCGATCGCTGACGAACGAAAGCGGGTCAACGACGCGGTCGATCAAGCGGTCAACCTCGCGCGGTTTGGTGGCGACCAGCAACGCCTCGCGGCAGCCCAGCGTGTCGCGGAGTTTGAGCGCGAGATCATCCGCGTCCAGCAGGAGGTGCAGACCGCGCGTGCCGCCGGCGATCAAGGTGCGGTCAACGCAGGGATCCAGCGGCTCGGGTTGCTCGATCAGGTCGCGGCGAAGGAACGCGACGTCGCCAGCGGCCGACAGCAGATCGAGCAGCAGATCGCCCAGCAGCGGCAACAGTACCTCCAGGCGCTCGGCGAGCAGCAGAAGAAGGCCGAGGAGGAGCAGAAAAAATTTGCCGAAGAGCGGGCCAAGATAGCCGAGGCTGAGAACCAGCGGCAGCGGGCTCGAATCAAAGAGCTCAACACGCTTGGAGCCGGCGTCATCAAAAGCAACGACATCCGCACGGCCGAGGGTGCGGCGTTGTTCCTGCAGCTGGCGGCCAACCAGCAAGACCCGGCCTTGATCGAGGCGCGGCTCCAGACGCGGCGGCTCACCGAAATCCGGCAGGCGATCGTCGGCCTGGCTGATTCGTTCGGGCTCGCGACCGTGAGCATTCCGGGAGTCACTGGCTGATGGGTGTCCAATCTCACCGCGAGTTGCCGCGTACGAACAAGTTCCGCTTCGGCGAGGCTCGCGATCTCACACGGCAGTTCGTTATTACCTATGACGGCAGTGGCCCGCCTACAGGAAACGAACTCCAGGCTCTAGGTCTTGATCTTGGTTCCCCGCATCCTGAGTACACTAACTATGGCTGCATCGAGATTGACTACGAAGAAAACTACGAAGGCTCGCCATATCACTCGCTCGTCACGGCTCGCTACGGGTTTCCTGACGGCGGGCTCGATCAACTCTTCGCGCCCCTGCTGCGGCCGCCGCTGTGGGAATTCACGACGCAGGGCGCGACGGTGCCAGCGCTCTTCTACTACAACGGCAGCGGGAACGGCGATCAGCGTCCGCTGACGAACTCGGCTTTCGACTACTTCGAGGGTCTGCAAACGGACGAGGCCCAATGCAAGGTCGTCATCTCGCAGAACCTTCCGACGTTTCCGTCGTCGCTCGCGATCGGGCTCACCAATACGATCAACGACTCGCCCTGGATCGGCGGGGCGACGCATTGTTGGAAATGCCAGGGCATCAGCGGCAAGCTCGAGCACGAGGAATACGCCGGCGTGCTGTATCGCTACTGGGCCGTGAAGGTTGAGATCCTTTTTCGCCAGACGGGCTGGCCGCTCCAGCTGCCGGATGTCGGATTCAACTTTCTCAGCGGCGGCCAGAAGCGACGCGGCATGGTGTTCGACTTTCAGAATGCCGAGTGGGTCGCATCGCCAGGGCCGATCGGGCTCGACGGCAGCGGCAATCAGACGCTGGGCGCTCCCGCGATCCTGACTCGCCGCGTCCATCGCGAGGTGAACTTCAACGCGTTTTTCGGCGCGCCGCCACCGTAGGAGACGATCCATGCCCGACATCACGTACAACCTCCAAGTCAATGTCTCGCGCGGCAATCTCGTGCAGGCGTTCGCCGCGACCGGCATCACGACCGACATGAGCACGACCGGCATCCTGGCCGCGACGCTCGATCTGACGACCGCCACAAGCGCGTTCGTCACGGCGTCGGCCTCGACGCTCGGGCTGTGTTTCGCCCGCTCGCTCGTCACGGCCACGAACCAGACCGCTACCGTGTCGTTCGGCCGGCTCGACGGCACGACGCTTCACGAGACGCTCAGGCTGCGTCCAGGAGACGCGGCTCTGTTCCGCCTGGCTCCGGGCAACTACGCGGCGAAAGCGGCCGCCACGGGCAAGCTGATGCTCCAGGTCATCGAGGACTGACCCGTGGCCGACGCTCGGTTCTTCGACTCTGCGTCGGCGGCTCGCATCGCGGCGGCGGTGCGGAAGGTCGAGATTGGCGACCGTGCCGAGCGGCCGCTGCGGTTCGATCCGGTGGCGCCACAGCAGCGGAAGACGTTTCGCATCGCGACGTTCTCGGGTGCGTGGAGCGTCGGTGCGTCGAAGACGGTCACATTCAAGTATCAGACCGCGACGCCGAATACGGCGAGCGTGGTCAATCTGTTCTGCGGCTTGAATCCAGGCACAGTCGTGACCGACATCAGCATCGGCAAGGAAGGCACGGCGTGGTATCTGGTTCAGCCGAATTTGACACAGCAGCCCGGCTACTCAGCGAGCGGGACACAGGTGCTCACGATTCAGAGCGGCGTCCTGCGCTGGATCGGAACCACAGCGTGCTGACATGACGATTGCAAGCAAAAGCGGCGGGTTGATCCTGAAGGACAGCAAGCTGGCGACGAATTGCGGGTGCTGTATTTGTTCGCCAGACACAAGAAAACTGCGCATCACGCTTGATAATCTTCCAAGCGATTGTGCCAGACGCGATCACACTCCGTTTGCTTCGTTTTACCTGCGAGAGTACAGCGACTTTAACAATTGCTCAATCAATTTATTTCGCGTGTCTAGCACAGAACGGCAAGGCTATGCGTTCCGTTCCGATGTATGTTATTTCGCCGGTTATCTGCCTTTGGCAATCAACAGCAGCTTTCTTGGCTGCAATAGTGGACACGTGCGTCTTGTTCTTGATTTGCAAAATGACACACTGACTCTGCTGCTGTCGTACTTTGGTTCAATACAAGTCTGGCTAGAGCCTGAAGCAGGGAAGTCATTTGCCGATCTGCCATATAGCGGCGGCGTGGTAGTGAGGGACTTCTCCGTTACCAATCCCTTGTGGGTTGCCGATTGTCCTGCTGAAAAATGGAGCAATGTGACTGTTACGATTGACACTGAGGAGCCAACCTTTAAGCCATTCATTTGCCCACATGAGAACAACGAGCCAGATTTATGGGGCTCTACCTTCAACAATAATCGCAGAATCAGCGCATGCGAGAGTCCGGCCGATTTGCATCCTTCTGCTACGCAACCTGGAATTTCAGTTCAATACGGCGATTGCGAAGCGTGCGACCCAAACACTTTTACAAAAGTGCCTTCAGTTGCTCCCTTCTACGTTGCAGGATATGACGACCTGAATCTTGCGATAAACTTCAGTGGCGTCGGCATAACGAACCCAACGTTCCAATCTGGATTCCAGACATACACGTTGCCAGAACCACAGCGCACAATGCCGGGCTATCAAAGCCTGTCAGGCACATACGCTCTTAGATATACCTCCGCCTCAGAGTTTTATGCTCCATTTGGACCGCCGGCAGATGGTGGATATTTGCCAGACTGCGGATGGGTTGCAAGGTTTACTGGAGCACAAATGGGCCTTTTTGATTTTTCGGTTCCAGGATATCAACTTTGGATAAATCCGCTAGCTCCTGATACTTCTATTGGTCGCGTTGGAGCAGCAATGTCAATAGCCGTCTGTCCCGTTGGATGGTACTATCAACGCACAGTAAACAACGGCGTTTCGTCTTATACACGAACGCCGTGTGAGGCAGGAAAGAATGCGTTTCAAATACGCCTGGCGCTAAGTACGCTCGGCGGCGCTAACAACCTACTGGTCTATGAGCCATGCCAACAAAGAGCCTGCAGAGAAGCGCCCACGATATCTTTGAATGAGACAATATACGGCAACATGCTGGCGTTTTACCCATTCGCTCAGTCTTTGCCAGGGAATTTTAGCGTTACACTGTCTTCTGTATGACATATTGCAAATACAATCTTGACGGTGTGTGCGAGAATTGCGGCCACACAACGTCAATACAAAACTTAATTCGCGCATGCGGCGTAGCACCGCCTATCGCCTTGCACATTGCACATAGCCGCCCTAGCGCAGGCCCAGGCACCGCCCTCAAACGACTCATATCGACCATCGGCATCACCGCCACGCCGAACTGCTCGTGCAACGCCCGCGCCGCCGAGATGGACGCTCTCGGCTGCGACTGGTGCGAGTCGAACATCGACACCATCGTCGGCTGGCTCCGCGAGGAAGCCGAGAAACGCGGCCTCCCATTCCTCGACATCGCCGGCCGCCTGCTGGTCAAGCGGGCGATCCGCAACGCCCGCAAGGCCGCCGCGACTTGACGCGTCCGCCATGATCGGCGGCACGGAGGGACACCGTGGCGGACGATCACGACATCACGATCGCGGGCCAACGCTGGCTCCTGCGTTTCACGCGGCTGAAAGGCCGCGCCGACGGCTGGACCTGCTTTGACGAGCGGCCGCCGAAGATGCTGGTCAACGACCGGCTTTCCAGTAGTCAGAAAATGGAAACGGTCCTCCACGAGATCGCCCACGCTGTGCTCGGCTCCACGATCAGCGAAGAGACCGTGACGGAGTTGGCCCGCGTGCAGCGTCGTGTCCTGTGGCAGATTCTCCGATACCGCGAGGTGCCGCGTCATGAGTAAGGGCAAGCCTACGGCGATCGCAGATGAGATCGTTGCGCGCGCGCAGAATTACAAACCCGGCTTCACCGCTTGGCATTACGAGATTCCTGCCGACGTGCTCGCGGAGCTGGAGGCGCTTCGCGAGCGGTGGGTGAGCGGCGAGCTCGGGCTGCAAAAGCGGGCGCTCGCGCGTTCAATAGTTCAAACGCTCAAGGATCGCGGCCTGCCCGTTAGCGGCTTCCAAGGAGTCGAACATTGGCTGACCGCAAGCAAGCGTCGTTAACCGACGCAGTTATTGCGGCCGCCGCGACGGCCGAGCAACTGGCGGCTGACGCCGAGGTCGCACGCCTGCGTGGCGAATTGGCGGCGATACGCGGGCGATACAAGGCAGCACTCGCTCAGATTGATCGCGAGCGGGAGCGTGCCGATGCGTTCGTGGCACTCAGGGGAATCGAGGGCAAAAAGCCCTTGACCAAAAGTGTCAAAGGAAAGCGGCACCCGGCCACGATGGTCGTGCTGCTCAGCGACATCCACTGCGAAGAGACCGTGCGAAGTGAGCAGGTGAACGGGCTCAACGCCTTCGACCTCGACGTGTGCGACGCCCGGATCGCGGAGCTCTCTGAGCGGTTCTTCGCGCTACTCGAGCACGAGCGGCAACTTTGCGAGATCGATCGCGTCGTCGTCTGGCTCGGCGGCGATCTNNATCTCGGGCATGATCCATCCCGAGCTTGCGGAGGAGAATGCGCTCCATCCGCTCGCGGCGCTGCGTTGGATCGGCGAGCGGCTGCGTGGATTCATCGACGCAGTGGCCGACGCGGCCCGGGATGTGATTGTGGTCACATCTTGTGGGAACCACGGCCGAACGACGGAGAAACTTCGGACGAACGAAGCCGACACGAGCTATGAGCATCACCTCTACCTGACGATGGCGGCGGCCGAGACCAAGAAGAACGTCACGTGGAACGTGAGCGAATCGCATCTGCACTACCAGGTGCTCGACGGCTACACGATCCGGTTCATGCACGGTCACGCCGTGCGATACCAGGGCGGCATCGGCGGCATCCACGTGCCGCTAAACAAGGCGATCGCCGCGTGGGACTCGACGCGACGCGCGGACCTCACGTGCCTCGGACACTGGCACCAGTTCTCATGGTCACGCTCCGGCCGCTACGTGACCAACGGCAGCGTGATTGGACCTTCCGCATACAGTGTGCGGATCAAGGCGAGCTATGAGCCGCCGTGCCAGGCGGCGTTCGTTTTGGATCATCACCGCAACGAGGTGACGCGAGCATATCCGGTGTTCTGTGACAGAGACTTGAGGAGCAAGGCGAAATGAGTGTCGGACTAGAAGAAGCGAACGCGGCGATGCGGGCGGCTGTGGCCGAGGTCAACGAGCGACGCGCGGCGAGGGACGCCGCGGCATCGGAGACATACTCCGAGTGGCGGCCGCCGGAGTACGCGATGCACCCGACGAGCGCGGAGTTCTGCCGGCTTTGCGACGAACTGAAAGAAATGCATCGCAGAAAATCTTACGACTACGGCTCGGCCGATGACCCGATCGCGAACATTCGCAACGGTGCCGCGTTCGTGCAGATCGAACCGTGGCGGGCCGCGGCGGTGCGACTAAGCGACAAGATCACGCGATTCGAAACCTACTGCCGCACCGGCCGGCTCGAGCACGAGGGCGTCGAGGACACGCTGATGGACATGGCGAGCTACGCGTTGCTGGTGCTGCTCACTCACCGCGAGGCCCACGATGCCGCGCAAACGTAGGGCCAACGAGCTCACGGCCAACGACATCGCCCGCATCATGGACCGGTGCGAGCGGGCGTTGGCGAGCACGAGCCGCGCCCAACAGATCCTCGGGCAGGACATGGAGCGGCTGCTCCATGATCGCGCCCGGCTGCTCGCGGTGATCGCACAGATGCAGCAGCGGGAGACCTGGTGATGTTCCTCCGCTGGATGCTGCGGCGACGCGTCGCGAACCTGGAGGCGGTGGTCACGACGATGCTGCTCAACCAGAAGCTGATGGCTGACGCGATCCAGACGGTCGTGGAAGCCAGCAATTCGAACGCGGGTGCCACAAACGAGAATTTTGCCAACGTCCGCGAGGCGATCCGCGAATTGTCAGAGCGGATAGACGACCCTGACGACTGGTGGCGACGGTCACCGTGACCCGGGCGGGGTGCGGCGGGCGTCGGCCGTCCCTCCCGACGCCTGCCCCCTGCCCGGGTCATTCCTCCTGACCCGCCATCCAGCCGGCCAGCACGCCGCGGCCGAACTCCGGCACGTCGTCGGGCTCGATGCCTGCGGCCGCCGCCAAGGCGTCGTGCTGCCCGCGTGGCGGGCACGCCAGCCCGCGAGCGGCTATCGACCGCCCAACCGCCGTACCGGCCTCTACGGGGCCGCTAGACGCCCGTGGCTGCGGGGCCGGCCTTGCGGGTGCCCGCAGAGCCTTGCGGGCCGCCTTGCGCTCGCTGGGCAACGCCGGGAGGAGATCGAGCGGGTCGTCCCGCCGGACGATCTCGTCGATGAGGTAGTGAGCTCTGGTCGTCTTGCTGTCGGAGTGCGACAGGAATTCTGTCGCGTCCCCGCCGCCGGCGGACACGTAGGAGCCGCTGGTCTTCCTGATCTGGTGGAACCCTCGGCAGCGCACGCCGGCCCGGGCGCAAATGTGCGCCAGACCGCTCCAGAGCGACGGTGGCCGGCGGTGGTCGGTCCAGGGCCACACTAGGTCGTCGTCGCCGGTGCGGTGCTGGCGGAGCAGCTGGGCGAGCTCGGGCGTGATCGACCGCGTGATGGTCTTTGTGCCGCCCTTGCGGGTCGCCCCGTCGAACGTGATCCGCCGGGCGTCGAGATCCACGTCCCGCCACCGCACGGCGAGCAGCCCGCCGATCCGCTCGCCGGTCTGCCAGGCGCAGCTCAGCATCGACCGCCAGAGCCACCACGCCGGCACCGGGCCGATCATGCCCCGACAGGTCAGCGCGGCCGTGAGCATCTTGTCGATTTCCTCGAGCGAGTACCCGCGTGGCGGCCGGATGGAAACCTTGACGAGGCCGCGCGGGAGGTCCGGGTGCTCGATCAGCCCGCCGTCGCTGCGGGTCAGTCGCTTTTTCGCGGCGTGCTCCCAGAGGGTGACAATACTGGTCAAGTCTTTTTTCACCGTCGCCGGCCGCGGCGGCTTGCCCCGCCAGTGCGGCGTCGCCGCTCGCCAGCGGGCGAACTGTGCCAGCGTCGTGTCGTCCAGGTCGTCGAGGCTGGCTGGACGGCCAAGGTATTCGTCGAACCGATCGAGCGACATCCCGAACACGTGGACCGTGCGGTCGGAGAGCGCGTGCCGGACGCGGTAGATCTGCAGCAAGTCGCGGAGCGATGTCGTCGCCATGGCCAATACTGTACACGCGTCCCCTGCATCTCGCGAGGGGAGTGCCCTCCGTTGGACAAAACTCGATTCCTTTCGACATTTTCGCCCGCCTTGGCGGGTTGGGCAAATTCGGGGCGACGGTTTGACCGTGGTTCCGCTGCCGGTACTATTGGGGCATGCTGATGGCGATACAGGACGAGACCGGGCGGGGGCTCATCGACTGCCGTGAAGCCGCGAGGCGGTACGGCTGCACGATGCGGTACATCCGTGCGCTGGTGGCCCGTGGCAAGCTCGCCGCCGAGATGGCCGGCGGCACCTATCTGCTCGACGCCGCCGAGGTCGAGCGGCTCAAAAAGGCGACCGCCAAGGGCAGGGGACGGCACCGTCCCAGGGCCGACAAGTTCAGGCCGGGCTGAAAAAGCCCCTTTTCTCCGGGCAAAACCGCCTCGAAAAAATCTTTTTAAGAGCCCTTGCCAATGGTTCCGATATCGGTATCATACGGGCATGACGCGGCGGACACCGCGGCAAACACCAACCGGAGAGAAAACGATGGAAATCAACGTGATCGACACCAGCCGCCAGACCGCCCTCGGGAACGAGTACCTCTACGTCGAGATGACGTGCGGCAAGCACGCCGCCCTCGTAGTCGTGTGCCGTGGTGCCACGAACTACGTGCAGGTGGTCGTTCAGAACGCGATGAATCGGGCGTGGCGCGGCATGGGCAAGAGGTTCGCCAGCCTCGACTCGGCCCTCAAGGCGTACAAGACCGACGCCATCAAGGCCATGATCTCGACCGCCTGCGAGATGCAGGCCGCCTGACCGTTACCACGCCCGCCGGCAATCGGGCCGGCGGGCAACACACCACAAACACGAGGACCGACACAATGACCGAAAACGAGCGACACACGGCGTGCTGCATCAGCGTTGCCGACAGCATCATGCAGCGGCTCGGCAACCCCGCCCCAGGGCAGCGGTGGAGCGACGACGAGCTCCGCGACATCTACCGCACGCTCAGCGACATTGAGAATCGCCTCTACCGCAAGGGCGAGTACGACCCCAAGAACGTCGCCACGCTCCCGGCAATCCACTGACCGCACATGGTGGGGCCACCCGGCCAGCCGACAGCAGCGAAACGGGTGGCATCCGCACACGATAGACTCGACACCCCGCCCCGTGAGGGCACAACCACAGGAGATGACGATGACCCAGCGATTCACGTTCATGGCGTTGCACCGAGCCGGCCGGTTTGCGGTTGTGCGTGTTCTTCAGAGCGGCGAGGTGGCCGGCTACGATCCCGTGGCCGACCGGAACGACGAGCAGCGGCACTTCCAGATTCACCGCGGGCCGGCGGCATACGACCGCGCCTTCGGCGATTCGCGAACGTACGACAGCATCGAGGGGGCGATTGCCGACGCCGAGGCGTCGGGCCGCGAAGTCTGCGTTTGACCACCGGATCGGCACGTCGCCGGTCAGGGACGACAACCACCAGGGCAAGGAGGCCCACATGAACCCGCAGCAGATCATCGAGCTCGCGATCGCCCTGCTCCAGATTCTTTCCGCGTTTCTTTCCCGTTGACATTGGTTCCGAATCGGGTACAACGCTGCCCAACTGGTTCCGATACGGGAACGCACAAAGTCTTTTCAGAACGGTACTTGACGACCTGAACTTCCGTACATATCCTACCCCACCCACGCAGGAGATGACCCTATGTACAGCAACTGTCAACCCGGCGACGCGGAGGCCGCGGCCGCGATCGCAGCCATGGACGAGATCTACGGATCGCCCGCCCAGGGCGAGGGACGCTGGATCGGCGGTCGCCTCATCAGCACCTACGCGGTCGGCGACTCAATCAACGTGGCGTTTCCCGACGGGCACCGCCGCTGCGTCGTGATCGAGCGACTCACGGACACGACCTACCACGTCGTGCATCACAAGAGGACCGGCGGCCGCGAGCACTACGCCATCGACGTGGACGCCATCGCGGCGTTCTGACCACAGGAGACCCGGTGGAACCGGGGACGCAGGGACGCAGATCGCCGCTGACGCAGGACGGGGACGCGGCGGGTTTGACTTGGGATCGACAACGCAAGAAAGCGAGGGACAGATGACGACGGAGATCTCCACACACACGGCACCCGCGAGAGGGTTGGCTCTCGCCACGTTTGACGATGCGTTCCGGTTCGCGAAGGTCGTTGCGGCGACCGAGTTTGCACCGAAGGACTTTCGCGGCAAGCCCGAGGCGTGCCTGCTTGCGATTCAGCACGGGGCCGAGCTCGGCCTGTCGCCGATGCAAAGCCTGCAGTCAATCGCCGTGGTGAACGGCAGACCCAGCGTCTACGGCGACACCGCCCTGGCGGTCTGCAAGGGCTCGCCCGTCTGCGAGTGGGTCCGCGAGCGGATCGAGGGCGACGGCGACGCCATGGTGGCGATCTGCGAGGCGAAGCGGCGCGGCGATGCCGAGCCGGTTGTAAGCCGATTCACGATGGGCGACGCGAAGCGGGCCGGGCTCGCCGGCAAGGCCGGTCCCTGGACGCAGTACCCTCGCCGCATGCTCCAGATGCGGGCTCGAGGATTCGCCCTGCGTGACGCGTTCCCCGACCTCCTGCACGGGCTCATCACGGCCGAGGAGGCGCAGGACTACCCGACGCCGGCGACGCCACCGCGCGAGCCGGTGCAGGTGCGGCCGAAGCTTGAGCCGACGCCGGACGCCGAGCCGGACACGCCGGCGAGGGCGACGGTCGAGGACATGGAGCAGGCCAGGCTGGCGATCAGCAAGGCCCGCACGCCGGAGACGCTCACGAAGATCCGCCGCACGGTGGAGCGTCGGCTTCTTGACGAGCAGTTCTACAGCGACGGCCAGGCGGACGAGCTCTTCGGCCTGCTGGACACCAAGGCCGAAATGATCAACGGCAGCGAGGTGACGGCATGAGGCGACAGGGTCACTGGGTGCAAGGCGAATGGGAAAAGCTGATGGCATCGCATCATGCCGAGCAGGATGCGGCTATAGCCGAGTATTACCGCAAGTACGGCCACATGGAAGACATCAAGCCAATGGAGCCGTGCCGGATGCCGGCAGACATCGCCCAGCCGCCGCGGCTCGGGCAGGCAGACGCGACCCGCGCGGCCCGCGAGGGCAACGAGGACGCACGCGAAAACGAACTGAAGGCTCGATACGGGGACGAGTATTAGACAAAGCACGGCCCGCCCTGGCCGCAGCGGCTGCTCCATACCGGCTGCATGGGTCGCCAACCGGGAGAGTGGCGCGTAACCACCGGCGCAGCCCAGCGACACGGGCCAACACAAGGAGGAGCAATGAGAGGCGCTGCCGCCACTGCCGTATTACGAGCCCTACAACCCGCGGCCGTCGGCTGAGGCGAG